CTTCAGGTCCTGTAGGTCCTTGTGGTCCTCTGATATTTCCGAGTGAGTAAGCAGTAGCTTGAGTAGTTAGCCTAATGTATAAATCGTAAGCATCGATATAAACATCAGCAATCCCCACCCCATCGTCTCCATTAAGTCCGTTACTACCATCAAGTCCGTTTACTGGACCGATCTCAGATAGAGAGGATCCATCACTGAGTTTAAACTCTACCATTCCATCTGTAGGATCATATATTGCTTCATTAATATATACTCCTGATACTCCTGCAACTCCTGCTGGACCTTGTATAGGACCTGTATTAGTCCAAGGTAATCCTACGTATAATAATCCATCACCTATAGAACCAGATATACCATTACCGCGATCATTAGTATCCTCTAAAATCCACCAACTTCCTGTATCTATGCTCGATAAATCATTGATTGTTTCGTTTGATATATGTAATGATGATGTTATACCTAATACAGTAATACCTGTTCCGCGAGGGCCTCTCGGACCTAGGGGTCCGGTGAGTCCTTGACCACCAATTTCTCCTTTGACGCCCTGAGGACCTGACTCAATTACCTCTACAACATTTGTTCGAATAGTTTCGGTAGTTATTGTTGTAGTGTCACTAGAAACCGGAGTTACAGTAGTTGCAGCTCCTTCATCGATACCTACTGTATTATCAGGAAGTTCAACAATAATCACTTGGCTAGATACTTTATTATTATCTATAACCTCTATTCTACCTAATGGAATAGTAATATTTACTATGTTTGGAGTATCTGACATATTATGGTGATGTAGTAACCTCTTTAATTAGATTTATTTGACCAGTTAATATTTTATTTACCGTTACAGGAACGCTACCACTATATACTTCTAAATCGTATTGAGCTTTTTTAAAATCAAAAGCTGATGAGGTTGCAGCAGATATGTATATACGTAGTGATCCAGATGACTTCGGTAGCGTAAGGCCCGCTGTGTTTACTGGTGTCATGTTAATACCTGTTAAATCACTTTGCAGTGATGACGATAGCGTAGCGTATAACGTAGAAGATCCAGCTGCTGCTCGTATATCCATGCGAGCCTCATAATCTGTTAAGTCAATAGCAGTTCCTGAGCTATCTGTATAGTTTATCGTGAAATCTACTGTTGAGCCTTGCTCAACTTTAAAGTTATATCTACCTGCAGCCATTTTATAATCCTTTGCGGTACTTGTAATTTTTATAGACATCTAATACATCATCTAGTATAGGATGTCTATGATTGTTTAATAATTCTATTGTATGTAATCCTGCTACACTTTTTACGCATGATAAGAACTTGAACCCTGTCTCACTCTCTTTCTTCAAATCAATTTGATCTGTATCACCGCAGAATAGCATTCTACTATTTAATCCGATACGCTGTAATATCATCAATGTCTGCTCATGGTCTAGGTTTTGACATTCATCGACGATAACACAGCTATCTAAAAACGTTCTACCTCTCATGTATGATACCGGCACAATCTCTATTATACCATTGGATACCATCTTTTCAACTCTTTCTTTACGCAACAGTTGAAACATGTTAGAATATATAGGAGCCACCCACGGAGCCATCTTATCATCTAACCCACCAGGTAGGAACCCTAAATCCTCTTTGGAAATAGTCGGTCTTGTTATTACTATCTTTTTCTTTCGTTTCTCTAGCACTTCTTGTAGTGCGATTTGGCAAGCTAATAATGTTTTCCCAGAACCTGCTTTACCTTTAATGATTGACAATGTGTTTTCTAATATTTGTGCTTTCGCTAGCTTTTGCTCTTCATTCAATGATAGCAAAAATCGATACCCTTTTTTGTTATTCTTAGGGGTACTATTACTAAACTGTAGACTCATTAATGTCCTCCATATGTTATAAATATCGAGTTACTTGCTTTTTATGGATAAAACAAAAAAAAGTCCTGATTTCTCAGGACTTTTTAATGAATGTATCAATTACTATGAGTGAATAGTAACATTAACTTTACCGTAGAATTCAGGACGAACAACTTTCTTCGCGTAGCGAGTCATTACACCTTTTCTAGGAGTGAAGTTTTGTGGATCATAAACCAGTGGAGTCATGATTAATGGAATATACGGCGCATAAACAGCTCCAGTTTCCAAGAATTGATTACCACGGAATCCTAACAAGATACCATCTTGAGTAGTTCTATAAGGATTCTTATAGATAGTATATCTATTAGCAAATGAACCAATTTTAGTTACACCAGCTGCAAATTGCGATTTAGTACCATCTGTATCAGCAGCAAATCCTGGAATCGATTCTACGATAGAAGCAATTTCCGGCGACATTACTGCGAAGTTAGCACCACCACGCATAGTAGCTTTGTGAATTTGGTTAGAAACCTTCTGCAATTGGTAACCCAATGTTTGAGCCCAAGAACCGAAGTCGTAACGTGCGTTACCAGTATCAACCGGGATGTAACCAGCAGCTGATCCTGATAATACGAAAGTTTCACCTGTAAATACAGCTGCATTATCTAACATTGCAAGGATTTCCAAGTCAATTTCCATTGATACATATTCAGATAACATAGAAGTTAATTCTGCTTCAGCGTCAATTGAGTGATAAGCGTTCAAGTCTTGAGCGAACTCTGGTGACCAAACAACTTTCAATTTACGTGTCTTAGCAATAATTGCCTCTTGTCTTAACTGAACATTCAATTCTGGAATTTCAAGGCTAGTAATTGGATCACTAGTTGTATCCTCGAAGTCACCACGTGCAGCAGAACCTTGAGCGTTTCTATCTTCATAGTAAACAAGATCTACAGATGACGATACAGCAACAGTTTGATCGAACGTAAAGTCAACATTCGAGCCATTAATCACAGCGTTATCTGTAAGAACAACACCAGAAGATGATACTAAGTAGAAAGCACCAACCAAGTCAGGGTCATAAGTACTGAAGTTAGAAAATGCAATTGACTCTTCGTCATCAGCATTGTGAGCTGGTATAACACCAGTACCGAAACCAGTTCCTGAACCAGCTGCAAGCTGATATGCTACCTTTTTCTTCGCTAATGTATAGCCGGCTTTAGCACCTTTACCATCAGTAGAAGTTCTATAAAGACCACCAGTAGGTGTAGAGCCTGATGTGTTACCCATGATATCTGTATTAAGGCCTTGCATTCCACCTTTATCAGTACCATATTTGAAATCTAACCAGAACACTAGCCCTGATGGTAGATTCATCGGTTGAACTGAAACGAATTCCTTCGCAAAGATCTCACCGAAAATTCTACGTACTAAAGGAAGTGCAACTCCATTCCAATCTTCACTACCGTTAGTGGTATTAGAAGATGCTTCGGAAATAAGTTGACGAGCTTGGTTTTCCAAAAGGATTGCAGTATTATGCTTTTCATAATCTGAATCAACGCCTTCTAGTAGACCTGTCTTTTCCCATTTAGAAACGTATTGCTTAGTCTCTGCCAATTGTTGGCGATAAGTAGACTGAGCGTCGTTTAATAATTCTGAAATATTTGACATTATTTTGTCTCCAATATTCTTTTAATTTTACAATAGACCAGCTAAGTGTTTCATTCTCTTAGCTAGATCGTTAGATTCAACAATTACTTCTTTCGAAGGTTTTGTTGATTTTACGCTTTTTGAAGCAAGTCCTTCTGCAATTTTCGCTTTTGGAGCGTTATTGCTAAATGATTCAGTCAACGTAGTGTAAACTAATTTAACTTCACGTAAGTTAGCAGCTCGGTCAAGAGTTTCAATAACCTTAACTTTTTGCGCTTCACTTAAATTGTTAGATTTGAACAATTTGTTAGAGAATAATAGTTTAGCGTTCAATAAATTAACTTCTTGTAAAGTTACTTGTAGCTGCTTGATAGTAGCGTAAGCTTCTTCTAGTTCATTTACTTCTTCTAACTCTTCTTCTTCTTCGTCCTCACCTTCCTCTAATGATTTAATAATCTCATCAAGATTAATATCATCATCTTCAGTTAAATCAGTTGATTCTTCAGTTGATTCTTCAACAGCTTCTTCTACTTCTTCAGTAACTTCTTCAGTAACTTCGTCACCTTCTAGTTCACGAATAATAGCTTCAAGCTCTAAATCTTCTTCATCAGCTTCTGGTTCAACCTCTACTTCGTCGTCTTCTTCTGTTAAATCAGCTGATACTCCATCAATTGATTCTTCAAATTCAACTTCTTCCTCTTCTTCATGCGACATTTCTGTAGCTACATCAAACGCTTCTTCATCCTCAAATCCTTCTTCATCTTCTAGATCTTCAGAAATTTTAGTTGATAGCATTGATTGAAGTTTTGGTGTAAAAGCTTCCTCAAGAGCTAATTTAGCATTTGCAATAGCAGTCTCACGAACAGCTTTAGCATCAGCGATTGCCTCTTTTAATAAGTCTTTTGACATTATTGTCTCCCATATATTTTAATTGGAAATAAGGTTATTAGGAACCTTAATAGAAATTTGTTATGTAGCTACACTATATAAGAACTCGATAGTGTATTTTGTACTCATATAAATATATGAATATATACTAAACACATAAAAAAACCGGAAAAGTTTTGAGTTTTTCCGGTTTTTCTTAAGTATTTATTATATTTAATGATTATTTCATTAATTTATTGCTGCTATAGCGGTACACCATCTACAATAGTAGTCCATGCACTATCACCCCAAAACGCCACCTCCTTCTTGTGCTGTAGCGCTTGACGCCGAATTGCATCATTCTTTTGCTTGCGGCGCGCTGTTGTAGGTTTAGTATACTCTTTACGGAGTTTGTAATCCTCTAATTTACCAGAGTCTTTCAACTGGCGTTTAAATGTTCTAAGGCCCTTTTCTAGAGCTTGAGAAGAACTGTCAGGTATTTTTACCCCCAATGGGTTACCTGGGCTAACGAAATCTCTACTAGAGTATCGTTTCGATGATCTACGTTTTTTGTACATACGTATAGTTAATCTTTAATTGTTAATAATAACTAAATATAAGAAAAGTTTCTCGAACTACCAACTATTTGATTATTTTATCTTCCTGTTTGTACTGAGTATCTTAATTTATCGATTGCGCTTATAGCTTTTGCAGCTGCCTTTACAATAGGCTTATATGCACCACTACCTTTATCTGTAGTGTTAACAATGCCACGAATAATCTTACTAGCCATATCTAACTCTTTAGCTTTAGGATCTACTCTCATTTTCGGAGCTTCTTCTAGGTTTTCGTTTTGCATAGCTTTCTTGATAGCGTCATCTTTACTATCTAAATATTCTTCTTCATCTGGCTCATCGATACCATCACCATCCATATCGCCTTTATCAGCTTCATGAATATCATAATACTTACCTAGTTTGTTACCCATATCTTCATATATGGATTCTAAACGCTGTTGAAGTTGAGTCATTTCTTTAGCTGTCTTCTCAAACAACTTAGAAGAGTTATTAACTTCTTTCATATCACGTTTAACTGTAACACCATCGAACCAATCATCTGTTTCCTGTAATGCAAGTGTTGATGCACCTGCAGTTAGCTGCTTGATAGTTTCAACCATATCTTTAATTTCATTTGTTTTATAAACTCTTGATCCGAAATCATTGAATTTAGATACAGAATCCATTATAGCAGATTTATCTTCACGAGTCAATTGACGCATCATCTGCTCTTTCTTATTTTCACGTAATATCTTTTTTAGTTTCATTACTTTATTCTCCTTGATAATAATCGTTTTGCTGTATCACTAAGGAATGATTCATTTACTGATTCCTGCTTTGCACCTGTAGCTGCTTCATGATCTTTTTTAGCTTGCTCATCTTCCCAGTAATATGTGATTTTATCATCATCATAGTCACCATCATCATCATAGTCTTCTCGTTTATCATCCCATTCTTCTTTATCTATTGTTCCTGCCTCATATGCTGCTTTTGCATTTGCAAGTATATCTTCTGGATCTAACTCATCTTCGGAATCGAAACTATCATCTGCATCATTAGGAACTGATACTTTACCTACTGCCTTTGGTGGTTCATAGTTACGTTGCTCTATACTTTTATAATCTACTTTGTGTTTAATTCCGTTAGCTTTTAACTCTTTATTTAATATTTTTACTTTATAGTCATCAATTGATATATTATTATCTACAATACTATCTTCAATAAAAGTCTTTGCTTTAGGATCACCTGAATTTAGATACGCTTTAAGTGCAGCTGCATTTTGTGAAACTAGCTGACTAAGAGGGGCAGATCCTAAATTACTTAAAATATTTCCAACAGCTTCATCTGCCGCATCATAAGCATCTTTTGGAGTAGCTGCTTTTTCACCACTATCTGATTTTGCTGTAGGCTCACCTTCCTTACTTTTAAATAAATCGGCACCTTTTACTTTTTCACCGGAATCATCGGAATCACCACCTTGCTTTGCTAACCACGCTTTTTTTGCAGGGTGATCATCGGACATTTTTTTAGCTGAATCAGCTGGCATTTCTTTTGACTCGCCATCTTCCTTATACTTAATGGTATCACCTTCAATCATCATTCGCTTAAGCTCATTCAAAATCTCTTTATGTTGACTATACAATTTTTTCATTATTACTCCTGACCAGGCAGTGCGCATTTACATGTAAGATCGCACAGCATTTCATTAATTATACCGTTTACTTTATTATATTTATTTGTTTTTGTCTTATCTACTGATTCATTTACACCAGTTGGTTTCATGAATGCTCCATGGGTTGATGGATTAGATACAAAGTCCCAACAAACTAATTCAAAGTCATCTTGAACTTCAACAGTACCTTCTGCCATTTGTTTAACAGATCCTAAACCACGTGAACTAATACCTAATGTAATATTCATAGATAAAAGTTCTTTTAAGATGTTTCCTGCAGGTGTTGATAGAATCTCTACTTTACCTACTAAATCATCACCGTCCCACCATGCATCTAATACATTGTGTGAAACATTCGATAAGTTAACCACAGAAGATTCAGGATGATCTAACTCACCTAATGCTCTTCGTTGAGAGATCTCTTGTTCCTTATACCTATTTACCTCTCGTTCAAGAATAGGTTTTGGATATACTCGTTCGTTTTGATTCGGTGCACCTGCTCTCTGCAATACTCCTGTTACAATAACACGTCCATTGTTCGCAGCTTGCGATTCAGCGATTACAGCTGGTGAAACGTGAAATGGTGTATAATCAACTAATAGACTTCTCATCTTATGATTTCTCCCACATGGTTCGTTTTCTATATAAATCAAAGAAAATTTTAGCAAGCTCTTTGCGAATTACTTCACGAACAGCTTGAATATCTTGCGATGTTAACGCTTCATCTATTTTTCTCTTATCACTCATTAGAATCTTCTTAATTTTTCACTTATTCGTATCATTTTTTCTGAGATTTTATATAAGTTACCTCTAGTGGACTTCCAATACTTTGTTGCATCAACTCCATCCTCTGTTTTTAACTTAACATTTTGATTAATCAATCTCTCGATAACAAACAACTTGCTATTAATCTCTTTTATAGCTTTATTAACTTTTTGCTTTGAAGTAGCAGATTCGTCTCGCTTATAATCTGTATAAGATGCTTCGGTAAGGAATGACTGCTTCGCTATACGCATAAAATTAGACTCATTTACCTCATCGTCATCTTTCTTCTTTTTCTTCTTAAACGCTTTAGGCGTATCATATGCCTCACCAGCACCAGTTACACTTATTTCATCTAATTCTTCGTCATGCTCTGAACCGTCTTTTTCAAACTCTACCCACCAAGAATCATCTGTTTCTTTAACACTCTTTATATGCTCTTCTAACATTTCCTCTAACTTATCGTTTAGCGACATTCTTTAGCTCCTTTATTAAATCATATGAACGTAACATGGATACTAAATGCTTATCCCTAATCACGTTATCTGATTTTATATTAGATAGTTGAGTTTGTACTTCGGAAAGTTTTACTTTAACAATATCATCTGTCACTTTTGCAGTCAATGATTTTAAATGCTTGTTAATAATATTAATCTCAGTAACCATATACTTCTTTAAAGTAGATGTATTTGAGATATTATTAATATATTCACGTAATAAAGATTTTTGCTTAGAAGTTAACGTACCGTATTTATCATTAAACTTCTCTAATAATATCTTATAAGAGAGTAGTCTTAAATCTTTTTCTTGTGTAGCGTACTCACTAAGTACTGAGTTAGTGGATTCTTTAGTAGATGCATTAGTACCGGTTATGTGTTCAACAATACTATATCTATACTTCATGACCTGTGAAGGATTATTTGAAGTGGATGTTATATTTGATTCTAGTAAATTAAATATAGATGCATTAAGTCTGTAGTTAGATACTCTTGATTTAAAAAAATCATCTAAGTTATAATGCTTTTTAATCTCACGAACTAAATTATACTTTTCTCGCTTAGATTTACTGCGATTTAGTTTACTGTATTCTGAGATAACGATATCTATAAATTTCTCTGCTTTACTATCAGATGTATACTTTTGTTGCTGTAATGCTTTAAATAAATCTAATTCTCTAGCTAATATTGTATCTTTCTTAAAATACTCTTTAACTATGGCTATAGCAGGTGATTGCTTTTTACTCGATATTGTATCAGACGTTATCTGACGTGTTAATAACTCGAATAATACTCCCACATTTTTAATTTTACTATGTTTCAAAGATCCCATATTATATCCCTATATATTTGTATGCTCTTATAAATATCAATCGGTCGACAAAGACTCATCATTTAATAGATTATTTTCATTTAATAGACTACTATTTTTCATAGACTTTAGTAATACATCATAAGATTCTCTAGCTAATGGGCTTCCATTATACTTATGTTTAATAGACCTATCTTTATTTCGTGCATCACGATCTCTTGTCTCGGATCCCAATGGATCTCTACCTCGGATATGATCCTGAGTACCGTATTTAACTCCTTCCGGCGGTCGTCCTATTGGACCAGACTCTTCAAATGAAGAATCTTCATCGTCATCTTCTTGAGGGCCTTCCGGCGGGTTTGCAGGATCTGTACCTTCATCTACAATTGATGTTTTTCTGAAGGTGCTTTTTGCATCTTCAATTACATTAGCACGTTCTCTTTCAATTTCCTCTTTTGATAAATCAAATATTTTTTCATAAATCCAATTCTCTGAAAGCATTTGATTATCTTTTATACTATCTGCTAATGATATTTTTTCACTCCACAATGATACTTTCTCTTGTTGGTATATCATAGACGAGTTAGTTAAATCTAAACTAAACCCAGCTAACTTTTCGTTATCATATCCTTGAGAGTATAAATGTACGATAGCAATCTTAGTTAATTCTGATAATACAATACGCTGTATTCTTTCAATAGTTCTTGCAAACCTAACATCTTCTGCTGCTAATGTCGCTTTACCCTCTGTAGTTTCATCATACCCTAAAAATGCTTTAGGAATTTTCAATGCTGCAAACATTCTATTTCTTAAGTATTCAATATCATCAATACCACCGAACTCCATACCACTTAAGGTATCGATCTCTGTACCACTCTGACCGCCTCTAATAGGCATATAGTAGTCTTCCATCATATTCTGCATATTAAATTTAAGATTATATTGACCCGTCTGTGGATCTACATATGGTACTTTCTTCATCTTATTAATAACTTTTTGCATATAGTTATCAACTTCTGCAGGTGGAATATTACCTATATCAATTTTAAATACTCTCTTTTCTGGTGCACGCATAATTCTATGAATCATCATTGCATCTTCCATAAGAGTTAATTGTTTCCAGTTTTTCCTAGCTCCCTCCATCATTGATTTACCGTATGGTAGGAAGTTAGCGTCTGATAATAATCTAAAGTGTGCTACTTCGTAATTTTCGTACTCGGTTTTATCACTTGATACATTCCCGCCCATAGATACATCATGAACAAATCTAACATATTCAGGATTTGATTGATCTGTACCTTCTTCTCGAATCATTTCATATGTGGATATAGGTGATACATTTGTAATACCTAACTTCTCTGTTATATCTAGCTTAAGGTACATATCTCCATACTTACACATACTACGAATCCATGGCCATAAATTAAACTCTATATTCAATATGTCATAAAATAGGTTACGTAATACATCGTGAACCTCTTCATCATCACATTTAATAGATAATACATCTCCATATTCGTTCTTCATAGTAGATTCATCTGCATAGATATCCAGTGCAGAGGAAATTATTGAATCTTCATCCATTGACTCATAATCTGTAAATAGGGTTAGTCTCTGAGTTTGAAATGTCTGATATTGATTATATGTCATGTTAGCTGTAGTACCGTGAAGTTTATTGTATCTATCAACTAACCTATTTGTCGCTAAACTATTTGTAGCTTGCGCTCTATTAACATCAATAACACGTAACTTGTTTTTACCAACTTTACGTACAATAGTGTTAGTAGAGAAGAGTGTCTGTAATCTTCCAAAAAATGATTTATCTGCCATTGTTTTCCTTTAAATAAGCCACGTTATATCTTCTTGATCTTTACCTAAGTCCATATTCCAAGAATCATGTGTACCTGCATCAGTTTGACCATATACTCCATCATACCCTGTTGATGAACCCATTAATCCTATTGCCCTCTTGTTTAACTCTAACCCTTCATTACGTAACTTCAACGCTGTATCTCTTACATACATAGCAATTGCATACGCCATTACTAGATCATCATTATACCCCGATTGAGCTTCAGGTCTTGATCCCTTCCATATAAACACAAATAGCTCATCAATTAATCTCTTTGAGCGTACTATGCAGGCTTTTTCTCTAAAATAAATATCAAGTTTTGAAACTAAAAGTGGTCTCGTTCTACTTGATGTTGTAAATCCAGGTACCATTTGGGACTTATCTTTCATATCATAACCTTTACGTAATTGTACCTCTGGATCTACTACACCTTCATGTTTATATGTATAGTATAAATTTTTATAACCTCTATCTATTGCTGGTTGAATCGCTGCCCAACCTATATTTGCATTCTCTATAACTAATAACGCTTCATTATATTCTGTTGCAACATTAACAAGCATGTTACCAAACTCTTTAACACCTACTTGACTCTTAAACTCAGCTACCTGCGTTACTGTTTCAATATCAATAACATGGAATGTTGAGAAATCGGCTCCATCACCACGTGCAACATCAGCTACAACTATATAATTACGAGTGTAGTCAGGATATTCCCATATCCACATTGCATCATCAACACCTCGTTTCTCTACTGGCTCTATACACTGATTTAGTCTATACCACTCTAGTAGTTGCCCAGGTATTACTGTTGCACCGGAAGAAATGAAATCACAATCACATTCCTGTGCAGCTTGATCAGCTCCTAGAATAATATCCTGCTCATCTCTCCAAACTTGATCTCGCTCAGGATGTACTGTCCAGTGAAGTCGGATTGTATTGAATTTATTTTCTCCTGATTCAGCTTTCATCCATGTTCTGTGAAAGAAGTTACCAGTACCGTTAGGAGTTGAAAGTACAATTGACTTACCACCTGTTGCAAGTGTTTGTTGTGCTGAAGTCCATATATCATCAACTCTATCGATAAATGCAGCTTCATCAATTACTAGTAGTGATAGTGCTTCGGAACGACCTGCATCCGGTGAGCTTGATACTGCTTTAATTTGCGAGCCATTTGTTAACCTAAGTGATAATTTATTATCTTCAACTACACCTGGTCTAAGCCAGCTTGGTAAATAATCATGCATTACCCTAACCTTCGTTACAAGGTTTTTAGCGGTATCTTGCTTGATTGCAATTACTAAGCAGTTAAAATCTTCATTAAAAATCATTGACCATAAGGAATATCCCGCCGTTAAAGTTGATATACCTAACTGACGAGATTTTAGTATGATGTTATAATCATGCTCTTTAAATTGTAATAGTGATTTTTCTTGGAACGGGTATAGATCAAATTTAATCTTACCTTTAACCGGGTGCTGAATCATGCAATACTTTCTCATAAAGTACACAGGATCTTTTGCACATTTAATATATTCCGCAGCTACTACTTCTTTTATACTTTGTTTGGCCATACTATATATAAATATATATCAAGAAGTATTTTAACTACTTCTTACTTCTTTTTTCCATAGTTCGGCCACCGAAGTATGCACCGATTACTGTAATAAGAACTAATTGAAGGAGGTCAGTCCACTTCTCTTCCACAGTAAACGCGATTGCTCCTGCGTCTATAAAAATCATTAACACTGTTGATACAACTAAAAATACTAGTACTAGCGGACGTACGTTTTTAGATAACCATGAGTCAGAATTCATATCTGATTTCCATCTATCTGTAATATTAGCTTCCATTTTAGTTTCGTAATCAGAAACTAACTCCTGAATCTTACGCTGTGCTTCTAATTTTTCTGCTTTGGTAGTTGTTAAATTATCAAGAACGCCACCAACTCCTTTAACTAACTCGGTTGCGCCTCCTGAAAATATTTTATTTAATATACCCATAATTACCTTTTACTTTTATCAGTATCAAATCTCCGTAACTTTTTATTTTTATCGCGATAAAATACTATCTTCTCTAATAACTCTTCTTCACTCATTGTCTCAGCTAACGTATCATACATATCTTTAGCTATCTTGTACACCTTACTATCTTTAGGAGCTTTTAACGCAGTTCGTAACTTAACAGCATTCCCTGTTTCAGGATTATCTATACGCTTATCACCATGTGTCTTACGTACGTCTAACTCTTCTAACTCTCCAGCAGGTTCCTGCATTAATGCAGCGTTGAATGCAGATTGTACTTTTTGCACAACTTTATGGAGTTTAATTAACTCTGCTTTCATTTTTTCACGCTTAGTAGGATCTTTTTCAGCTACAAACTTTTTACGTAATTGCTGTTGCTTGAGTTGAATATCATACAGTGCTTCTGTTGCTTTCTTGAATTTTTTAGACATAGATGCTTCTACTATCTGCTCTATCTCCTCATTAATTATATCCATTAACTTACTTTTTTTCATCTCTAGCTTCCTGTATTTTAGTTATCTGTTCATCAAACTCTCTACGCAACTCTTCCGTTGTTTTACCACCAGTCCAATCCTCTACATCACCTGCTTCAGTTACGTAGCTTTTAGCGTCACGAGCCTCTAACCATTCATAGTACTCTTTTGTTATATCTTTCAACCATACGTTGAAATTATTATTCTCTATATTCTTAACAAACTCATCATAAGTACCTGCAGCTTTCATCTCTTGCTCCCACTTAGATGTACATATGAAGCATATTCCCCATCGACTATATGTATGTTTATGAGCAGGGTGCGACATCTTACCAGAACATTTAGGGCACGCTATAGGTGTGCTATGTTCAGCTCGGGCAGAATCTAACTTTGCTACAGTGCGTTTTATACCATTTCGAATAGTCCACTGTTTACCTCTCTCCTCCCATACATCACCTTCCTCTCTCTTATTGTAACCTTTAGTATATCCAGATCTAACCTGAGTCTTATCACCATACTTTTTAGTGACGAGATTTCTCATCCTTTGCACTCTAGCCTCTGATATTCCTTTTTTCATAACCGTCCTTAAAATGTCATCATTCCAGCGATTTGATTCACTGGTCCGAATGATCCTGTTAATTTATATGTATTTCCTTTATATATAAATACTAACCCCTCTGATGGGATTATCGTTTTAAATCCACCAATGGCTTTAATTTTCTTTAACTGAGCTACTAGTCTATTCATCTTCTTTATATCACCACCACCTCTAACGTCTGTAATAGCTTTAGCAACTTGTTTACGTATATTTTGAACTGCTTTAGCTGGATTAGCTGCTAAGAATCCTTCTACGTTTTTCAACACCTCTGCACCGACTTCGAAGAATATTGTTTCAAATGGAAACATATTTTTCTTAACTTGATCTACGTGATTTTGTTTATCAAACTCTTTTACAGCAGCTAGTAGCTTCTCATCCTCAATATTCTTTCTATCTAATCTATATGATTTATCATTGAAAGCCCATCTAGTAACTAATCCTTTCTTAATATCATTAGTAGCAGTCTTAAACCTCTTACTGATGAAGTCTTCCCACCAAGCTTGATGATACTCATTTAGAGTATTTGAATCACTCATCGTATACTTAGATTGTAACTTTTGTAGCTTCTTAATAAAGTGATCTTGACGCTCACTAAAATCTTGATGCGGCTTTACTTGTAATACTTTAGGACCGATAATACTAAAGCTCTTCTGAACATTAGCATTAACTTGCTTTACCATACCTGCAAGTATTCTTGCTCCATCAGATACAGACCCAATAGGTTTACCATCTTTATACATCAGTACATTATGAAACTGTAAATACGGTGCATCGTACGATACTACGTTAGCAGATGCAGGATACATTATTTCCATATTAACCCAGTTATTACCATCATTAAATATTTTTTTCAGTTGCTTACCTGATAGTTTTCCGATTGCTTTTGAGAGGTCGTTCATAGCATAGTTAAACGCTTTTTCAATATTACCTCTATTCTTAAACTTTTTAGCAACAGCTTTTGAATCCATACCACCGCGCTTTAAATCACCGGTGTTTCTAGCAGCTAATAACTTCTTATTCCACGTTATAAATAGATTCTGCCCATCTGTTTTTTCTGTAGCAGCTGATTCTAGATCTAGATTACCTTGTAGTGATTGTTTAATAATATTTTTAAAATCACCGAACGTCAAGTCTCTATCATCGAATGGATGACTCATATGTCCATATGCTCCACCCTCTAATAATAATCCCTCATTAACAAGTCTATATTTTAATAATGGTCTACCGTTTATTAATATATCACCCTTCTCATTCTTACTAATTGTTTTTACAACAATTCGCTTATTCTTAAACTTGCCACCTAGTACAGTATCACCTATATTAATAGGTATGTTGATATCTTCATGTACCGTGTTAAGATGATCACTCTCTTCGTTAGGCTCTTTAACTCTTTCACCGGAAGGTGTTCTACCTATACTTGATTCATCTGCATCTAAGAAGTTTAAAAACTCCATACCTGCTGTTCTCGCAATATTAGTAATAAACTTTTTCCATTCTGAATATGCTTTAGCTTGCTTATAATCTTTTGGATTATTAGGCGTTGTTTTACCTGGTAACCCTGCAGGGAAGAAAGATGGTGCTCTCGTTTCCTTTCTAAACCTAGACGGTTCTGACATCACTTCTTCATCACCAGATAAATAATTTATTATCTGCCAACCCATGTCATCGGCAATTTGTTTAGTTGATGCTTTATATGCTGTCTGTGATCCATGATACATTTGAGGACCATCATCTACTGGTGGTGCACCACCCGTTGTATTCATCTCATTAATTATTCTTTGAAGTGCACCTGTTTCGATAAACTTACCTATACTCTCATTAATACCTAATTTAGAGGTTATTAATTTATAATTTTTCATATGTCCGAAGATATGTTTAAATAATTGAGCTCTTTCTTTATCTGTAATAGTAGATGCTCCAATGGCAGTTCGTATAGCTGTGCCTGACATCTCTCCGTAACCTGGTACCTTTAGTGATACATGAGGTGCAATAATTGTATAAGCGCCTTCCTTGTAACCAACTTCAGCTTTACCTTTCCATGGTCTAAAGAATTTACCACCTAAGCGTTGTTGATCTTTTTCACCTACCATAAACACAGCTGCTGTTGTTTCAGGATCATACTTTTTAAGTATCTCTTGAGCTTGATACGGATTTTTCACTTTAACAACATTTTTAATTCCGTAAGAACTTATTATCTTTTTCTTTTCATTGAAAGAGAATGGAGATTTAGGTAGTTGTACTTTATCAGATGTTGCAACATATGCATCCTTAAACTTAGACTTCAGCCACTTATATGCTTCAGCATGGTGTTTACCCATAGGTTGAAATCTACCCGGATAGATTGCGACTATAGTCGTTATTTTACTATCTGCTTCTACAAGAATATTATTTGCAAGCCATTTACCTAAGCTCATGTGTTACTCCGTTTCTGTCCATATATATAAATATCAACTACCTTTACTAACTATTAATTATAATGTATTATTCCAGTCGAATACAAATACTGCGGTTGCTACTGCGTCACCAGTAGCGCTTGTTGGGTCAATAGAAATCATAATAACGTCTCCCGCACTAAA